ACCGTGACGGAGCTCCAGATGCACCATAGTAGAGCACATCGCCCTGAGTGCCGTCCTCGAGCTTGGCGAGCGTAACTGCATTATCAGCTATGTATGCTGTAGCTAGTGCTGTGCCGTTCCATGTCCCAGATGTAATGGTGCCTACTGTAGCCAAATTGGCCGCACTAGTAATTGCCGCCTGAGTTGCACCCGTAACCGTAGCCGCCGTGCCACTAGCATTACCAGTAACATTACCAGTAAGAGCTCCCACAAAGGTGGTTGCTGTTACTGTGTTGTCTTTGAGCAAAACTGAGTCAATCGTCACACCGGCCGCTGATGTAGTTTCAGCTATTGTGTCAGTTGTGATTTTTTGACCAGCAGTAACAACGATGTCGGTCGAGCCGGTTGTGTTTCCAGCAGCGAGCACTTCTGCAAGCGTATCGAATGAGCCTACTTGAGCATCGACATACGTTTTAATTGCACCTTGAGTCGCCAATAGCGTGGCACTCGAGCCAAGGGCTCCATTGTCGATACCTGTTACAGTTGCCCCGGTCGCCAAAGCTAAACTTGTAGATCCGGAAATCGTCGTAAACGAAGCAGCACCGCCTGTTATCGAGCTGCTGCCGTTGTTGATGTTGCCAAAACCAGACGATATAGAACCCGCTCCAAGCGCACCAACCGAAGTTATCTGCGTCTGTGACGCTTCAACATTAAGCGTGACAGCTCCAGAGGTACCGCCACCCGATAGACCAGTGCCAGCGACTACGCTAGTTATGTCTCCGACATCAGCCGGGGTATACCACTCGAGTGTGCCGGAAGCATCCGATGCTCGTAACGCTTGACCGCTTGACCCAATAGCTGTCGGCATTGTCAACGTGTACGATGTCGTGACAGAAGCCGGAGCTTGCATAGCTATAAAATCTGTGCCAGCACCCGTCTCTTGAAACTTGATACTATTAAACGCCACATCGGACATAGTGACATCCGTGCCACCAATTGCGAACACCGCATCGATAATATCGATGACCTGTTCGTTAAGCGTTGTTCCCCAAGTGTCGGTAGAACCGCCGACAGTGGGTTTTGTCATATTCAGATTGGTGGTCGGATTTGCCATTTTTTATCCTAGAGCTCGAGCTCGCATACTGATTGACGAGCCGCTGTAAAGTTCTCTTTCTCCCTGCAAACGCAAACTAGTAAGGGCTTGTTCCAGCTTAGCAGTCCATAGCGGCACTCTTTCATCGTTCTTTAAATACGTTTCAGCTTCAACAAGACTTCCGTACAAGTAAATGTCCGGGTGGTTAGTAAGAAGCCAGTTGGATGTCGCAGAGTCTGTTAATGCTGGTATCCGTGTGTAGTAGACAATCGACGACGTGTACGTTGCGTCTGGAGAACGAAGCACCTCAAGCTGATTGCTTGAACCGCCCAGCAATGTGAAATAATGAGGTCTGCCAGTTCCCGTGAGCTCAGCTCTGAGCTGGGACAAATCTTCTGGTGACAAATACTCGAGTACAATTACCGGGCTGAGATCAACCACGATGCGAATTATTTCGAGCGTGTCGCTTGGTAGCGTTGTGTACTGCCCGGCAATCGAAAAACTGTCGTTTTTCGTAATCATGTCCGGAGCTCGAATTATGCGATTGAAATTAGCTTCTGCTAATTCGATAAACGTCGGCATATCTGACGTTAAATCTGTCCGGTCAAGAAAATTGGCAATTTCGGTCTGGAGCTGGGCGTACGTCGTAATGTTAGCCATTAGATCTTACCCGGCCGAGTGCGAAACATCCTGTTGTTAGGATCGTTTAGCCATTTTTTCCATTGTTTCGCGTGAAGCCCTTTGCCAGACATAAAACCAATCCGCATCTCAGCTGGCATTTTTTCAAGCACTACTGCGGGAATACGACCAACGTGATGGAACGTCTCTTGAGATTGCCTTAGTGGACTACCCCAGCGAGCTCGTTCATCAAAGCTGTTAAAGTCAATACGATTTTGGCGCAAAACAGGTTCAATGTCTTGGCTTGTTTCGATAATGCTTTTGTTATCAATCTCGTCATAGTGATACATCTCGGTTTTACCCGTTTGTGCATCATACGAGAGCATTCGCTCTTTTTTCGTTGCCATGATACTCCCAATTAGGGAGGTAGGAGCTTGCGCCCCTACCCCCCTCGAGGTTTGGAATTAAGCTGTTTAAGCTGCTGTAATTCCAGCAACCACGCCGTGAGCGGCCTCGTTGTTCACTTGTAGGCCCCACTCTGCCAACGCCATGCGCTTATCAGCGTCACCAGACTTCGCCAACGACTCGATGCGATACGGTCTGAGAGTCGCCATTTTGACCTCATCGGTATCAATCAAGAACGCCCAATCGTTCATCAGCGAACCAGCACCAGCATCTACCACCGTAGTGAAGAAGCGGTTCGGAACAACTGACAGATTGCCGAAGTCAGAGACATAAATGTCCGCTGCTCCGATAATCACGGAAGGCTCTGCACCGTCTACGTTGTAGCGGCTAGAAGCAATCCCACTGAACCCACTAACAACAGTCTTGTTGAAAGGGGAAACCATGAGCATCCGTGGCTCTCCACCTGACACAAAGCATTCTTGCATCGTGGTCTTGAGCATAGCCTCGGTAAACGCAGTAGGCGTACCGAACGCCTTCCACACCTGAGCTGCACCTGTCGGAGTTGAACCCGTGTAGGATGGCTTGGTTACGTTCGTGGAAGTTTCGTTGGTTTTGAGCCAGCCGGGGAATCCGGCCGTCACGCGAGCCGTAGCCGTAGCACCCACTACAGCACCAACGCCATTGAGAAGCAACGCTGTCTCAATGTCTCTTTTCAGCTCTTTGGCGACCTTAGCAGCTTGATAACCTACCTCAGACTCACGGCCAGCCTTACGAACCGTTTGCTCAGTGCCCGATATAATGAAATCGCGCATATTGATCTGGCAGTAATTCCCCAAACGAGATGTTGGGGTTACCGCCGTGTATGTGCTTAGATCCTGCCCCTCAACTACCGGGGTAGCAGACGCTGATGCAAGCGCATCTGTCTGCCACTCAAAATACGTTGCGTCCGCTTCCCGTGTTCCAATGTTGCTCTGGAACGGCGTCTGGGTAGGCGAAATATCGGCGATCAAGTCGCTGAGATCTTCGCGCTGCCCTATCGCGTCATAGGTAGTGAACGTGTTTTGTACAACTGCCATTGTTCAGTCATCTCCGAGTCAGTCCGTAAGCATTTGAGCAAACAACGGCGCTGCATCATCGACCTTGCCGGTCGTTTTTAGCTTTTGCCGTTGAGCTTTTTGCTTACGGTTGCGCGTCCTGCGAGTAGTTTCTCGACTCCCGCTTGTGACGCTGCCGATTTTAGATTTGGCCTGAGTAATTTTCTTACCGTTCATCAGCTGTTCATAAAGCATAGCCTTTCGCATTATCACAACTGCTCTAGCATCGTACAGTTTTCCGAGCTCCTCCTGAGAGTAGCCCTCATACTGTCCGTACTCTACCAACTTTCGCTGATCTTCAGCTTGAACATCGCTGTCAGACCATTCAGGAATTTTTTCGAGAACCCGGACACGTTGCACTTCAAGATGCTCACTAAGTCTTTTGTTGCGTTCTTGCTCTTGAATGCCGTGCATACGTTGTTGCTCTGCAACCACAGCCTGTATCTCACCAGCTCGCTGACGTTCTAGCTCTTTGAGCTTTAGCCATTGCACTGGATTTTCACGCTCAAGCGCATCCCAATCCATATTAGGCGGCTGAGCTGCTGCTTCCATTTGGCCTCGAAGTTGTTGCAGCACCTCTTGGTACTGCTGATACGTCTGTTGGAGGTGGGCTTCTTGGGCGGGTATACCTTGCAACTGTTGCTGCAATGCCGCCCGTTCTTCTGCCAACTCTTGGTGACGTTGTGTAAACGTAGCTTTCCGCTGGTATCCAGAGACGAGTTCGTTCAACGACACCTGTGCCTCTTCGCCATCAACCTTGATGGTGTAAATTGGCTGGTCGTCTTCAGATAATTCGCCCTCTGGTTCATCGGCGTCTTGCTCATCCACCACCGAGTCATCGGCTAACTCGATATCCTGCTCCTGCTCTACTTCCAATGAATCGTTCGAGGGTAGCTCTTCCGTAGAAGAATCCTGTCGCGGTAGCTCATCGGATCCGGTAAGCACTTGGGCTAAACCTTCTTGGATTTCGCCCATCGTACGAGGGCCGGTACGCTCTGGTGTTGCTGTCGATACCAGTTCACTCATTTTTGTTTCATGTCCTTGTTTTGTTCTTACGTTGCTTCTGAACATTCCAATCGTATATCAAAATTCGCAACTGCGTTAAAACTTCGTCAAGTCCACGATCTCGATAATACAAATTTTCGCGTGTTTCCGTGTCGCTTGGTTTAGTCTGGCTCCATTGCTCAACTAAACCTTCTTTTACTTGTGCTACTGCCTCTAAGAAAACGTCATCTTCCAAAAGCTCTTTTGCTCGCCTCGCTTTCATTTCCTTAGTTAGGCTCATAAGCCGTCTCTCAGATTAGCTTTTACGACTTCCAATTCTACATCGTTTTGGAATTTTTCTTCAGCTTGGAATTCTCGAA